ATGAATTGGAAAAAAATAGTCACTGCTGTGTTTGGATTAGTTTTCTTTATTACATTTTTAACTATAGCTTTAATAATTAAAGATCTAACCCCGTTTGCAGAAAAACTACTTACATCTTTATATTTCACAGGAGCTGCGATTGTTCTTGCGCCATTTGTAGCAGATAAAATAACTGTTAATGGAAAAGCCGCGTTTCGAGGTTCAGAATTTACTGTTTCGGCAGTCGGAGGTTTGGCAGTTTTAATTTTATCATTCATTATTCAAAATATATAAAAGGGCCGCAAGGCCCTGTACTTAATATAACATTGACAAGCATCCTTCAATGAATCCTAACGCTGTTTGCAATTCCTTTCTAATAGTCCCATCCGAACATTTTCTTTTTTTTGCAATACTGCGAAGAGAAATGCCAATTACGAAATGAGCAATAATCAACTCATATTCTTCAGGCTTATATCTGCGTAGACGCGCGACACATCCATCAATCTTAATGCCTTCGTCATCTCCACACTGAAGTCGTAATTTTTTACCATGGGGCAAAAGACCTTTAAACCCAGCGGCAATAGGTTGCCAGTCAACACCGCTACTGTCTGCAGCAGCCCAAGCTCCCCAAAGATCCACTACCTCGTACATATCACGCATCATAATTCTCTCCCGGTCTATTACTGATGTGCATTCTCTGAGGGCTGAAATGTTTGAGTGATGCTTCCAGTTTCATGCGGCCACCTGCTGTTTTTTATAGAAAACAAGCTCACGAACCTGATCGCCGTTCATGAGCATGTCGTTGAAGTCCCCGTTATCCGGGTAGTAGATGCTGATTTTTTCCAGGTCATTTTTTGCCATTAAATTGGCATGGGCGCATTCCGTGGCCGCAGCCAATCCGGTGGCGCTGTTGACGTCTCGATCTGCGAAAATAATCAAATTCTTCACACCTGCAGGAACACGGAATTTCTTCATGAATCCGCTGGTCATGGTGGCCCAGATGTTAACGTTGTACAGCTGCTTGCAGGAAAGAGCCGTTTCGATACCCTCGGCAATTCCGAGGGTCGTTGCTACCGGGAACATGCGAATAGCGACGGAACGGGCATGATCCAGATAGTTTTCGTCCTGAAGAGATTTCTGGCGCTTCGCTCCGGCAGAATCCCTTAGTTGGGCTTTCTGATTGCCGTCCAGTAAGGTTCTGTGCAGATAGCAAAGCTCGCCTTTGTCGTCAGTTGCGAGTGAATACAGACACTGGTAAACCTTGCCGCCGTAACGTTGTTTATCATTGAATTTCACCGCCTCTTGTGGGAGCTGATAAATCCCCCTGGCCTGCAGATAATCCGCCCCGGTAGTTCCTTTCAGGTTGACCAGTTTCGAAAATTTGGACAGAACCCGATCACGGGCGCTTACTGCGTCAGAAGTGCGCGGGAACGCTTCGCGGGTAAAGTTATTCCCAATCAGCTGGTCTATTTCCCTGCAAATTTCATTGAAGGGCTTCCCTTGTGTCAGAGTTACAAGCTTTATTCCGTCACCGCTGCCGCAGGTACAGATCCATGTTCCCCGACCATCCCGATCATCAATACGCAGCTTTCCCCGCGCACCACATACCGGACATTCGCCTTTAAAATGATTTCGGGCATTAATGGGGGGTAACCCGAAGTGCTCAAAAATCATTGCCCATTGACCTTTTGCCGCTTCTGCCGTCTTCATGCTTGTTTTCCTAACTGCTGTTTGATATCGCTAATCGCTTTCTGTGCTTGTTGTACTGAGGATGGGGCTGGCGTACCTGATACCTCCTTCAGGCGCTTGGCCTTCTCCTGCCCTTTCGCATACGCAATCAATTTGTGCCGGATGAAATTAGAGACGGTCGGCGTGATCTCCATTGGGAAATCACTCAACCCGTTAGGCCACTCGTCAAAGCGTTCACGAAAGGTGTTCGCGCACCAGCCATCGCTGACGGGCTTTTTCCCCTGCGATACGCGCTGGCGCTGATAGAATTTGATTTGACTCCACCAGGCCTGTTTCTCTGCCTTAGTGGGCTGATGCTGGTTTTTACCCAGCTTTTTGAGTTTGCGTCCGGTGTCGGTATCGACGTCCTCACCGCCCAGCGGCTTATGCCCACATTTCGGGCATACATAAACGCCAGCTGGCTTCATGTAATGACATTGAGAGCATTCGTGTGGCAGCTTTTCGGCCCGTTCCTCAGCTGCGCGGCGCGCGCTTTCCTCCATGCCGTCAGACTTACCGGGAAGATCGTCGTACTCGATTGAATCCGGATAACCCAAACGGTGCACGGTACCGCTGTGATCGAAGATGAGGCAGGACTCTTTACCCGGTGCGGTGCGCAGGCCACGCCCGAGCGCCTGCAGCCAGCGAATTTCGCTTTTTGTTGGCCTGGCGTAGATGATGCAACGAACGTCACTATCGAAGCCGGCCACCAGAACGCCCACACTAACGATGATTTTCGTTGCACCGGTTTCAAAGCGGTGAATGATGGTCTGGCGTTCATCCACTGGAGTGTCGGCGGTCATAACCTCAGCGTTAATACCCGCCAAGTTAAACTGGATTGTCAGGTAATTGGCGTGGGCTACGTTGACACAGAAAGCGATGGTAGGCAGATCCCGGCCATTCTCCAGCCAGTTCTGTACGATGTCGCCCACCAGCGTAGAGCCGCACATGATTTCGGCCAGCTGCGTTTCGTTGTAATCGCTCCCGTACTCAAGCGATGCTTTGGTTTTAACTCCTTTCAGATCCGGCTTAGTTGGCGCGTAAAATTCGTATTTACTCAGATCGCCACGCTGGATTAACTCGCCGATGGTGGTCGGTTTAATCAGTCGGTCATAGTATTTGCCCAGGAACGGGGAAAACGGAGTACCCGACAGGCCAATCACCTTTACGCCTTTGCCGCGCAGACGTTCGATATCCTTCAGGATGCGCTTTTTACGCAGGTGTGCTTCGTCGATAATCAGCAGATCAATATTTTCAGGAAAAACACGACGGATAAGCGTGTCGGCGCTGGCAATCTGGATTTTCCGGTCCGGATCGTAGTTCGGGTGATCCGCCCAGATAAAACCGATTTCATCCCCCGGTAATCCATACTCAACGAACCGATTAGCCGTCTGACCGATCAGGATAGTGTACGGTGCACAGAACAGGACGCGCATACCACGGCTGACAAATCCGGCAACGATGAAGGCGGCCAAACCCGTTTTACCGCTACCGGTTGGCGAATACACCATGAAGGTATCGTTTGCCTTCCAGTCACGGCGCAGCTGGTTAAGTGCTCGTTCCTGTGCAAAATTCGGTGTGATCGTCAGCTGCATTGTGCGGACCCCGCGGTGATGAGATAATAATTCTGTGATGTGGTTTTCATGGATTCCCCCTCACATGGCTGGTGGCCTCCCCAAAGGCTGCCAGCCTCCCTTCTGATTCAGCTCCTCTGAAAAATCACTCTTCCAGGAAGAACCCTTTTCGTTTCTCAGCGACTGAGCGCTTTGTACTACCTTGCTGATACGGGAGTTTTTTTAAATTGCGCCCTTAAGACAGTGATCTACTTAACCAATGGATCTCTCCTGTTGGAAAAGACCCTATTCCTGCCCCTACACCCAATCCCCCCTTACCCCCCTTTCCCTCTTCCCCATAAAAACGTACTACTTACCTAGTACATATGAGGAGTTGGGTCAGTTGGTTGCCAACCTGAACAGGCACCTTTAAGCCTGCTCCTGTTCGGGTACCTTTAAACCCGAAACTATGAGGAGCGCGATTGCGTTCCAGCCAGGGGAGGTTCGGCGGTATACCCCTGTAAAGCTCTGCCCTGATTTCTCACAAACAGGCGAAGCCTTGTGTTTGCTTCATGCCTTGCCCGGTTCTCCTTGCAGTACGAAACGGGTTCGGCCTCGAACGTCTCCTGATACACAGCTGCATAACGCTGGATAGCTTTTTGTCGTGCAGTTGGTGTCAGGCTTAGTAACTGCTGCTGAATCCAAGAGGCATCTGCCTGGCTGAAATCAGAAGGCATTCCCTCAAAACCACTGTTCATTTAGCTGTCGCTGCATCTGAAAACTAACTGCTCTTTGGCTATAATTGGCTTTTCGGGAAACGACTTAGAAGCCGTTTCAATCGCCAGAGCCAAGCGCGGGGAAGCATTTCGATAGCCATATGCGATGAGATTTAAGTAACCAGGTGAAGTACCAGCCTTGCTTGCAAGATCGATCCACTCATCGTTAGAGGAAGATTTACGCCAAGTGAGAAGTTGATTTTCCATACCCGCTCCTTTTTTATCAAAGTTTATCTTTACGATAAACAACAAGCAAGTTAATTTATCAAAATTGGTATTTATCAAGATGATAAAAAATGAGAGGATGATTGAATGGACATTAAAGAAATCAGACGCCGCAACTTGCAGGCTTTGCTAAACGATTATCTCTTCCGCAAACCAAAGGCAGGTAAAGCCAGGTTCGCGGAGGAGATAGGTATTCCTCCATCACAGCTAAGCCAGCTAACCAGTGACAGGGAGATAAGAAACATTGGTGACGTTATGGCGCGGAGGATTGAGAACACTCTGAAGCTAGATCACGGGTGGATGGATACTCAACAATGGGGACCCAGCCCCGACTCGCCTTTGCTTAGCAAAATAATAGATATGCCAAGTGAAAAATTTACACTTCATAGCGAAAGCAGTGTCTACACTGATCAGAATCACAGCACTGATCAAAAATACATATTAGAAGTTTTAGACACAGAATTTAGTTGTGGAGGGGGTAGATTGAATTCTGACTATCCTGAAATAATCCGTTCGATAGAACTTGATCCAGAAGAAGCAAAAAGAATGTTTGGTGGCCGCCAGGCATCATCGCTCAAGATAGCAACAGCTATGGGTGACAGTATGCTAGGAAGCATTTCACCAGGTGAACTTGTTGTTCTTGACGTCACGGTAAAACGTTTCGTAAGTGACGGGATTTATGCATTTGTCTATGGTGATAATTTCCATATCAAACGCTTACAGCTTTTGAAGGATAGGCTTATAGTCATTAGTGACAATGCCTCTTATGACAGATGGGAAGTCACCAACGAAGACCAGGATCTGTTCCACATTCAAGGTTTTGTTGTGGGTAAATGGCAGATGTCTTATACCCGACTGGGATAAATATTTCCCTTACACATTCCTTCCAAACCGCCTTCTAAGGCGGTTTTTTTTATCATCAAGAAAATTATTTATCAATATTTATCAACAACATAATAGACAAGATGCCATTTTTGATAAAATTATCCTTTACCAAATTTTATCACTGAGATAAATTTAAATCTCAGAAATACGATGGAGTGCGTAAAATGAGCAATCAAATCACAATAGCCAAAACAATCGGCAAAAGAATACTAAATCGAAGAACCTCACTTCGCCTTTCTCAGGACTTTCTGGCTGATCACCTCGGGCTGACAATTGAAACCATTAACAACTGGGAAATCGAAAAAACTGTTCCGTTCGCTGATCAGTTAATCCAGTTGGCTAATATCCTTCATTCTGATGTTCTGTGGCTTATTTCTGGAAATGATGAATGCGGTGAATTTTCTACACCTGCAAACACAATAACTTCCAATCAACTTTACTCATGGTCTGCGGATATTGGTAATTGCAGAATGGCAATTTCTAACGCTATGGATTGTATGCCTCAAGAATTGTCGGCGATGGGTACGCTTACTATCGTCTATGAAAAACTCAACGATTTGGAAGAGACCATCTGCAAGCAAGCCGACAAATTTTAAAATTAATCAACCCTATTTAATACACACCTTTCTTGGTGGGGGGGAACTCATCCTGAGGAAATTCAAATGACATTTATAAAAGATAAATCTGCATATAGAACTGCCTGTCTTTATGCAGCCTGCGGTTATGAGGTAATAGCCTGTTTATATTTAAGAAAAGCATACGGGAGATAATCATGGGTATTCAGCAGGGACAAGATATTCAAGGTGTAAACATTAAAGCTGAACAACTTAACTTCCTCATGCAAACAATTCACGCTCACCATAAGGATTTTGACTGCCAACAACTTGATGGCCTTTTAGGTCTGGCTTACGACCTTGCCGGGTCGGTATATAGCTGGACCGAGGAAGAGGAAAGGATCGTATTAGCAAATGAAGATGCACAAAGAAAGGTGTATTAAATGGATAATTTAATCAGTACGTATCGCCGACGAATTTTAAAGGCTGCGTTATTACGCCACCAGCGTAAAACCGGAAGCACCTGCATTATTATTAATATGCCTAAGGGTGGAATAAACACAGTCGAATTAACAGAAATACTGCTTGATGGTCTGTTGAGACGATTCGAAAAGCTGGCTCTCAGTGAATACGGGAATATTGACGGCGTAAAAGCCATCAGAGGAATTTACAGCAACGCCGTAGATGTGAATGGCAGCGGTGAGTTCCTGACGGAAAGCGGAAAGGCATTAATCGACGATCTCATTGCTGAGCTGGTCGAGTTTGCCAAAAAACAAAAATCAGTCACAGCGGAGACAAGCCATGAGTGATCAGACACCAATTATCACGCACGAACCAATAAATATCGTGCTGACAATCGAGAACGGGAAAGTTATCCACGCGCGCCCGGTTCAGAACGGAGAGGTTACAGCATCGCTGGAGACTTTTATATGGATGGCTGAAAGAGCCGGTTACACGATCACCCCACCTGAAGGAGAGAAGGACAATGGCCCTGACAGCGATACGAATTCCTGAGCGGGTGCACCTGCAGGCGGTCCATGTACTCCGCCAGTTCAGAGCCAGGCGAATTCATCCCTGCCGTATGCACGGCTCCGGAAATCTGAGCCTGAGGGTTAATCGTCGCTGGCGGCTGCTGTCCCGAGACGGCGGCCAGAACTGGGAAGTAATGAGCCATGAACGATACAGCAAACTGAAGGACAGAAAATGAAAGCGCTTTTCCTTTCCCTGCTGTTTGGCATGTTGTTGGTGGCCGTCGTGTTCGGCGCGCTGATTGAGTATAAATTTTTGATGGGTTTCTGAGGCATGCCATGAAAAAAGTTACCACTGAAATTATTGAACGCTGGACCCGTTTAGCAGCGGAGGCCAAAGAGTTGGGGCTCGCCACCATTCCCATCGACCCGGAAAACATGTTTATGGTTCTGGGGGAACTGCCAGCCAGTTCGGCGGAAAAGTCCGCCGATTGCCAGAACGACTATCAGGCAGCGATCGACATCTTGCGCGACAGAGCTGCTCGCGAACTCGATGGTGGTTTTCGTGCTCATCACAATGCCCTGATTTATGCAGCTAATGAACTGGAAAATGCCCAGGCTTTCGGGCGGGAGGTCAGCCATGAGTCTTGACTGTGTACCCCTTTCTACGTACTGCAGGGACGCGGGGGAAACGGTAGAAGCCGTTAACAAACGGATACAAAGGGGGTTATGGAAGGAGGGAGTACATGTATTAAAAGTCGATGGCGTTAAAGAACGCTGGATTGACTTAACGGAGGTTTCAAAGTGGGCAAGAAAGAGCAAGGATCATTATCTCTCCCAAGAGGAGTAACCATCCGCCAGCATAAAACTGGCGACACTCTGGTTATCACTTTCACATACAAAGGGGTTCTGTGCCGGGAGCCCCTCTCCAAAATGGAAGCTCACGCGCGCGGTGTGAAGTACGCCGAGCGCCTGCTCGGGGAGATACAAAACCAGATTGCCGGTGGCACATTCGATTATGCGAAATACTTCCCCAACTCCAAAAAGCTGGAGCTTTTCGGGGTAGTGAAGAAAACCAAAAATATAAAGTCTTACCTGGACGAGTACCTGAAAATCTGCCAGAACCGCAACCTGTCCCCCTCGACTATCAACGGTTATGAAAAATGCCTGTCGGCGCTGTCAGCTCTGCATAAACTCCACGTGTCAGAACTGACGCCAGCGGTCCTTAAAAACTGGATAGCCAGCCGGAAAACAAAGCTGAAAACAACCAGGAATAACCTTTCGTTTCTGCGCAGCGCCATCGATGAAGCTGTTACGGATGGCTTGCTGACCATTAACCCGGTATCCCTCGTCAGCGCCAGCCGGTACCACGTGATCGACAGCAGCCCAAGCGCCGACGATTACGAGGTGGACCCGTTCACGCCAGCGGAAACCCTTGCCATTTACCAGAGCTGCAGGTACCCGGAATGGGAAAACCTATTCCGCTTTGCTTTCAATACCGGTCTGCGGAGTTCCGAACTGTGCGCGCTGCGCTGGCCTGATCTCGACACCATAGCGAACACAGCTCACGTACAGGCGGCCAGTGTCGTAGGGGTACTCAAAGGCACCAAGACAAAAGCCGGTACCCGTAAGGTTGAGCTGAACAGTGAGGCGCTGGCTGCCCTGCAGGCGCAGAAGCAATACACCTTTATGAAAAGTGAGTTCATATTCAGCGATCCAAAAACGGGAGAACCCTGGGCGAACGCCGACGCGATCCGTAAAAAAGCATGGGTGCCGACCCTGAAAAAAGCTGGCGTGCGCTATCGTAACCCGTACCAGACGCGGCACACCTTCGCCACCAAGCATATTAGCCAGGGCGTTAACCTTTTCTGGCTTGCCGGACAGATGGGCCACAAAGGGCCGGAAATGATATTCCGCAACTACGGTAAATACCTGGCCGAATATGACGGTAAAACCGCGATTTCAGCCGCTCTTTAGCGGGGTAAATATTTCAAAATGTTGGACAGAATCAGGACGTTAGACAGACCTCAATATGCACGTAAAATGCACCTGAGGTATATCACAGTGAAAGAATTGTTTATTTTCAATGAGTTAAATATCTTTCGGACGCGAGTTCAACTCCCGCCAGCTCCACCAAAATTCTCCATCGGTGATTACCAGAGTCATCCGATGAAGTCCTGAAAGCCCGCACGGCGCAAGCCCTGCGGGCTTTTTTGTACCTGTTTATTGTCTTCACTGCTGTATAGATTGAATCCACACAGTATCCACCGGCCAGTAGTTTATGTTGTACTCCTCTGGCATTGACAAGCATCAACACTCTCCCCTATCTCCTGTGGAAAATAACCTACACCACCCAGCGCTACGGATTAGCAACTCAGCCCGGAAGGAACCCCACCATGTACAGACCCATAACCGTCATCATCTTCATTCTCCTGACCCTCGCCGCCCTCGCAGAAATAGGCGTTTTATCCTTTGGATAATCCTCAGGCAAAATACCCCGCGTCAGGATGCATTGATCTCATTACAGTTTTTTCCTAAAGCCATCCCGCTTCGCCTGTGCCAGGCTGAATCACGCTCATAACCGAAAACGTTAAATGAGGATATTATGAAAAAAACAATTATCGCATTATCTGCCGTTCTGCTGGCTTCCCCAGTATTTGCTGCGACCACACATGCAACTGATGATACCGTCGCGGCAGCGAACGCAAACGCCAATGAGGCGAAGCAAAAACTGCACGAAGAGCAGAACAAAGGTGAAGAGCTGAAGCTGAAACAGCAGCATGCTGCGGAAGGTAAAAGCGAGAGCCTGGGCAGTAAAGTCAGCGAAGATTCCCAGAAAGCCTGGCATAAAACCAAAGAAGGCACCGAGAAAGGGTGA